ATTAAAAATTTCATAAAAAACATAGGGGTGGGGGTATTTTTTTAAAAAATGAAAATACTTTGCCTATCTATATATAAAATTGTAAAAAAAAGACCAAAGGAATCTTAGGGGGTTGACTACTAGTTATAACTAGTATATTTCTTTTTATGCTGGTATAACTTACTAGTTATAACTAGTATTTTATAACTAGTTGGGAAATTCATTTGTCAAATAACGTGATAAAGTTAGACGACTACAGAAAAGATAATATCTCTTACGAAGACCTTGAAGATGACTATTCTGAAATAGAAGAATCTTTAGTTATAGGATGGGGCGATGATGGGGATGGTGGCAGGTCTCTTCATATAGTTTCTTCTGTTAACACAGTCTGTTGCCTTTGGATGTTAGACCTAGCAAGAAAGATTGTGGAGAGCCGACCTGCTGATGAGGTCATCGACAATGAGTGACATTTCAGATATTTTAAAAACAGCTTCTAAAAATTTAAGTAGTTTTTCCCCTGATAAGCAAAAAGAAATATTAGATTTAATAGAAGAGCTGGAGTCAGCTAAAACAAAAGAGAAAGCTAGAGAAGAGTTTCTTCCTTTTGTTAACGCTATGTGGCCGGGCTTTATACTTGGTAGTCATCATAAGATTATGGCAGAAGCTTTTGAGCGTGTTGCTCGTGGCGAGTTAAAAAGACTAATAATCAATATGCCACCCCGTCATACTAAATCAGAGTTTGCTAGTTATTTATTTCCCGCATGGTTTTTGGGAATGTATCCAGATAAAAAAGTTATTCAAACAGCGCACACCGCAGAACTCTCAGTTGGTTTTGGTAGAAAGGTTCGTAATTTAATACAGAACGAAGATTTCCAATCTGTCTTTCCGGGTATAGAGTTATCTACAGATTCTAAAGCAGCAGGCAGATGGAATACCAATAAGCGTGGAGATTACTTTGCGATAGGTGTTGGAGGGGCAGTGACAGGTAAAGGTGCTGATATTCTTATCATTGACGATCCTCATTCAGAGCAAGAAGCTACAATGGGCGAGTATAACCCAGAAGTTTATAACAAAGTTTACGAATGGTATACATCTGGACCACGTCAGAGATTGCAACCGGGTGGAGCAATCATTTTAGTTATGACCAGATGGTCTAAAAAAGATCTAACAGGGCAAATTATTACTAAATCAACAGAACGAGAAGGCTCTAATGAGTGGGAAGTAATACAATTGCCTGCAATAATGCCTTCAGGCAAGCCATTATGGCCTGAATTTTGGAGCAGTAAGGAATTGGATGCGTTAAAAGCTGAATTGCCAGTTTCAAAATGGAACGCACAGTACCAACAGGACCCTACATCGGAAGAAGGGGCATTAATCAAGCGTGAATGGTGGCAGGAATGGACTAAAACAGATTTACCTCCATGTGACTCAATAATTCAATCATGGGACACAGCCTTCTTAAAAACGCAAAGAGCGGATTATAGCGCCTGTACAACGTGGGGAGTGTTTCATCACCCTGATGATGATGGCAATGAAAGGCCAAACCTAATATTAATTGATTCCTACAAAGAAAAGCTAGAATTCCCAGATCTAAAACGAGCGGCATACGATAAATATTGGGAATTTGAGCCAGATCAGATGATTGTAGAGGCAAAAGCTGCGGGTTCTCCTCTTATTTTTGAGCTTAGAGCTATGGGAATACCAGTTACAGAGTTTACACCAAGCCGTGGACAAGATAAGATAGCTAGAGTTAATGCGGTGACAGACCTTTTCGCCAGTGGTATTGTGTGGTATCCTCCAACAAGGTGGGCAGAAGAAGTTATTGAGGAATGCGCTGCTTTCCCTGCTGGAGACCATGATGATTTAGTGGATTCCACAACGCAGGCGCTGTTAAGATTTAGACAAGGTGGATGGATTAGGACCACTATGGATGACTGGGATGAAGAGCCTAAATACAGAAGACCAGTCGAGTATTATTAGGGAAAATTAGAACATGGCTATTGAAAAACCAATGACACCAATGATTAGAGACGAGGATGAAATAGCATCCACTGAAATAGACATTGAAATAGTTAATCCAGAAGCTGTATCAGTAGAAACAGAAGACGGGGGCATGATAATAGATTTTACCGGAGAACAGGTAAACGATATTATGAGTAATGAATTTGATGAAAATCTAGCAGATCAAATAGATGAGCAAGAGTTAGCTTCTATGGCTAGTGAATTAATAGGTAGCTTTAATACTGACAGGCAATCAAGAAGTGAATGGGCAAAAAGTTATGTTAAAGGTTTAGATTTACTGGGAATGAAGATAGAAGAGAGGCAACAACCTTGGGCTGGCGCCTCTGGTGTTTTTCATCCAATACTTACAGAATCAATAGTTAGATTCCAAGCTCAAGCTATGGGAGAGATATATCCTGCTTCAGGACCAGCAAGAACAAAAATACTTGGCAAGATGAGTGTCGAAAAAACAGCTCAAGCTAAAAGAGTTGAAGATGAAATGAATTATCTTCTAACTGAAGAGATGACAGAATACAGAGATGAAACAGAACAGATGCTGTTTAAGCTTCCTCTAGCAGGGTCAGCGTTCAAAAAGGTGTACTATGATCCTATAATGGAAAGACCATGTGCAATGTTTGTTCCAGCTGAAGACTTTGTTGTTTCTTATGGCGCATCAGATCTTATGACATGCGAGAGATATACTCATGTTATGAAAAAATCATCTAATGATATATTAAAATTACAAAACAATGGATTCTATCGTGATATTGATTTGCCAGAACCAGAACCAGATTACTCAGACATACAAGAAAAATACGATGATTTAGATGGAGAAACCGCAACAGTAGAAGATGATGACAGGCACACTCTTCTAGAAATGCATGTTGATATGGAATTGCCAGAACCTTTTGAAGAAGAAGATGGGATAGCAAGGCCATATGTCGTGACGATAGATAAGTCATCAAGAGAGATATTATCTATTAGAAGGAACTATTATGAAGATGATAAAAAGAAAAGAAAAAGACAATACTTCGTCCACTATAGGTATCTCCCCGGCTTGGGCTTTTACGGAACAGGACTTATACACCTCATCGGAGGACTTGCAAAAAGTGCAACCTCAATACTTAGACAGCTCATCGATGCAGGTACGTTGTCGAATTTGCCAGCTGGCCTTAAAGCTAGGGGTCTTCGTATCAAAGGTGATGATTCGCCTCTCATGCCGGGTGAATTCCGTGACGTTGACGTACCGGGTGGTGCAATTCGTGACGCTATTACTTTCATTCCTTACAAAGAACCGTCATCAGTTTTGTACCAACTACTTGGAAATATAGTTGACGAAGGAAGAAGAATTGGGTCAGTTGCTGATATACAAATAGGAGACATGAACAGTAATGCTCCAGTAGGAACAACATTGGCTTTAATGGAAAGATCAATGAAAGTTATGTCTGGTGTGCAAGCTAGACTTCATGCTGCTCTTAAAAATGAACTTAGATTATTAGCTAGAGTTATCCGTGATTATATGGATGATGATTATGCCTATGAAACAGAAGGCGACTTTTCTAGGTCAAAAGATTTTGATGACAGGATTGACGTAATACCTGTTTCTGATCCTAATGCGGCTACAATGGCGCAAAGAGTTATGCAATATCAAGCAGCTCTTCAGTTAGCGCAACAAGCACCACAGCTATATGATATGGGTAAATTGCATAGACAAATGCTAGAGGTTCTTGGAATACAAGACGCAAGTACTATTATTAAATTAGCTGATGATATTAAGCCTGCAGATCCAGTTACAGAAAATATGTCTATTTTAAAACAAGAGCCTGTAAAAGCATTTAAGTATCAAGATCATGAATCTCACATAAGAGTTCATATGGCTGCGGCTCAAGATCCAAAGATAAAAGAAATGGTTGGGCAGTCTCCTTTTGCTGGAGCAATACAAGCAGCTTTATCAGCTCACATAACAGAACATGTAGCTCATCAGTACAGAAAAGAAATAGAAAAAAATCTAGGCGTTTCTATGCCTGATGAAGATAAACCTCTTCCAGAAGATGTAGAGGAAGAGTTATCAAGGCTTACTGCAGAGGCAGCTGAAAAATTATTAAAAGGCAACATGGCTCAGGCTCAACAAGAACAGGCTCAAAAACAACAGCAAGATCCTCTTACTCAAATTCAACAAAGAGAGCTTGCCATAAAAGAACAAGAGCTAGAACATAAAAAACAAATGGATATGGCTAGACTTGAATTAGAAGCTCAAAAATCAATGATGAATGAAAAGCTTCAAACAGAAAGACTTGAATCTGAAAACAAAAGAGAAGGCGCAAGACTTGGCGTTAGTATTGCAAAAAATAATGCTGATGTTGAAATTAAATCTCAAAAGCTTAGAGATGAAGCTGTTGAAACAGGAACAAGAATGGCGTTAGATATAACAAAAGAGTTATCTAATGGCGAGTAATGAAACAGTTTATACGCCAATATTAAAAAAAATTAAGGAGGAATCAGATGTTGTCACTTACCATATGGCATCCGGCAGACTATCCAATTTCGAGGAATACCAAAGACTTGTCGGTAAAATTGAAGGATTGTCAATCGCTACTGAACTGTTGCAAGAATATGAAAAAAGATTTATTGAAGATTAACCCTTCACAATTTGTCAATAGTTGTGTATATTTAAAATAACGATACTTCGGGCATCAAGCCCGCAAGGTAACTGTGAACCTTAATCACTGCAAAAAGGAACAGAGATGTACTCTGCAGAAAAATCAGAACTAAGCGAAGAAGTTACTCGTAAACTACCAGAGCCAAAAGGTTACAAGCTCTTAATTGCAATACCAAAGTTAGAAGAAAAAACTGACGGAGGAATCATTATACCAGATAAGCTAAAAGGAATGGAAGAAGTTGCATCCATTATAGGTTTAGTTATTGGTATGGGAACAACAGCTTACAACGACAAAGATAAGTTTCCAGATGGTGCATACTGCAAGGAAGGCGATTTTGTTATATTCAGATCATATTCTGGAACAAGATTTAAAATCAAAGGTGAAGAATTTAGGTTAATTAACGATGATACAGTTGAAGCTGTAGTTGATGATCCTAGAGGATATACGAGGGCATAATGGATAATACAGCAGAAAATATTGAACAAGAAATAGATATGTCTAACGAGGAAGTCGAGATAGAAATTATCGATGACACTCCTGAGAAAGATAGAAACAAACCTAAAAGAGCAGAAAACTTAGATCCTCAGATTCCAGACGATGATGAGATATCTAAATATTCTGGTGACGTTCAAAAAAGAATTAAACAGTTAAAATACGAATACCATGAAGAGAGACGCCAAAAAGAAGAGGCATCCAGAACAAGAGAAGAAGCAATTAATGCGGCTTCTAAGCTCATGGAAGAAAATAAAAATCTAAGAAAAACCCTTGATGACGGTGAGGGAATATTAGTAGAGCAGGCAAAAGGTAGGGTTGAAGCTCAGTTATCAAGAGCCAAGCAAGAATATAAAGAAGCTTATGAAACTGGAGATCCGGATAAGCTTA